GCGTCGACGCCGTAAAACTACCGTCGAATACCTGTCCAGAGGGAAAATCTGATGAGGGTATAGGAAGCCCGCCTGCCTTGGCCGTTCCCTCGGGGGATCGGGCTAAAGCAGGTCTGTCTGTTTCAGACTCAGCAATTAAAGCAGCAGAGTGGAGAAAACGGACTGTTGGAAAACCAACGAAAACAAAAATTTATAAAAATGGGAGGGTGACTGTTGAGCAGTCGGCCCCGGCGTTTGGTGGTAAGATATGCCATTTGTGCGGGGTGAAAGGGCATATTTCGAAGGTGTGCCCGAAGACAAAGAAGAAAGTCTTCAAACAAAAAAATTTCGGGGCCACGGATAGTATGGTCCGGTCTGTGCAGGACTCCCTGGCGCAGGCTAAAGCCTCTGATGACGTGATTCATGAAATGCAACGCGTTTTCATAGAGGCTGCAGAGGAAGTCGAGAAAGTTAAAGCAGATTTTGCTGAGAGAACAAAGAAATTCGAGGCCGATGAGGCGGCTGTTGCCGATCATCTTGCTCATGCGCGCAAGAGAATTGCAAATCTCGACATCCATTGGAATGACAACAGTGGCGTCGGCCTGGGGATTGTGAAACCCGCCGTGGCCTGTTGTGTTTTTTCATTACTTTACTCTGGTGTGTGTTATGGAGCTGATATACTTGAGTATGGTTCTGTCGCTGTTGTCGCGGCCGTTGTGATGGCGCTCTTTGTGGGCTCGCTATTGGGCGTGATTGTATTGCCAATAGTTTTGGCCAGCGACTATGTGCGTGGCAAATCTAGTGTGATTTGCACTAAACCATTGTGTCACCGCTATAAATTTATGAAGTGGTGCACAACATCCAGCATGACTGCAGTAGACTCGCGACCAGATGCGGTGTCTTTAACAATCCTGAAGCATACTGATGCAATGTATGCAAAAGTGGTTTATTCATACACTCGTGTTCCTTGGCTGCGTATGTTCAATCGTAGTCTTAAGATGAAAATATCTGTTGAGCAGTTGGCACAGTTAAGCCATCACATGAATCTCTCGTCGATGCTGGACGATCGAGCTTCTGCTATTAAATTGGACAACGCGGCAGCCAAACTGATGACTGTTAACCTTGACCGTTACTGGAATATTTCTGAGCAGAATATTGTAACTAATACTGTTAAGGTGGCCTTCGGGCTGCGTAAAGCACAGATGCACCGCACTGAAGAGAAATGTGTTCCTTTTCCCAGGGCGGGCGGTTTGGTAGGATAATGACCTACGGCTATAGGTACGGTGAGGTTCCGACTCCTGTTATTGAGGCTATTAAGCCCATTTCTATTGTGGAACGACGTGATGATGAAACCATTCGCCGCCCTGTAGCCATATCCTTGGGCCCCCATGCAGAGGGTGTTGCCCTTCCCCATTGTGATCCTGACAATAGGGATACCATAATCGCTGGCGCTCTAAAACGCTTTGCTAACTTGCCTCCGACCCCGGACGATGGCCTATTGGAAGAATATGGCCAGTTTGTTTTTGGGTTTTGTGAGAAGAACTTTGTTCCAATAGCTCCGGATGCTGACGCATCCGTGGAAACATGGTTGAAGAACGCCCCTTATTCCGAGGCACGAAAAGCAGTATTACGTCAGAAGTGGTCTGGCGTGGCTGAATTTTGGGGCGATGAACGATATAAGAAGGTTAAATCCTTTATGAAGGACGAAGGCTATGCCGCGTCAGAGTATAAACATGCTCGTGGGATCAATTCGAGATCCGACGAGGCCAAGTGTAAGATTGCTCCACTATTTAAGCTTATAGAGAAAGTTGTGTTTGAGCATGAGTCCTTCATAAAACGAATCCCTGTTGATCAACGGGCCCGCTATATCATGGAGCGGGTCTACAGGGAGGGTTCCGAGTATGTCACCACAGACTATACTTCATTTGAGGCCTTATTTACGAGGACTCTGATGGTTTACGGAGAGTTTCAATTATATCGTTACATGACACAATATTTGCCTGAAGCGCATGACATGGAGAGATTCATGTTAGAAGTGCTGGCGGATGTTAACCACTGTGTGTACAAGCTTTTCGACATCTGGATCGAAGCGACCAGGATGTCGGGCGAAATGTGCACTTCCCTTGGTAATGGATTTACCAATCTCATGATGATTAAGTTTGTCGCCCACAAGTTGGGTGCTGAATCTTATGAGTGTGTCGAAGGGGACGATGGCGTTTCTAGGTGGGAAGGGGGTAGCCCGACCACCGAGATGTTCTCCAGACTAGGAATGAAAATTAAATTAGAAAAACATTCCGATTTGTCTGAGGCTTCGTTCTGTGGTTTAGTCTTTGACACGGTTGAATTAAAGAATGTCACCGACCCTAAGAAGGTGTTGGCATCCTTTGGGTGGACGGAGATCCGTTACGCCCGTTCTAAGTCCTCAAAACTGGCCCAGTTGTTGCGGTGCAAGTCTCTTTCTCTTGCATATCAGTATCCTGGGAGCCCTATCATATCTGCTTTGGCGAGATATGGTCTTCGTGTCACTAGTAAAGTGGCTGTGGGGCGGAAAGTTGTCGATAATATGAACAACTATCAGCGTGAGTTCTTCGGCGATCTGCTTGGCGCCGATCTTGGTGACATCAAACTTGTCACCAAAGGTAAAGTTCCCGATGAACCGGTGGGTTTGCGTACCCGCGATTTAGTCCAGAAGCTTTATGGGATATCCATCCCTCAGCAGCTCTATATGGAGGAGCTGCTTGATAATAAGCATGACCTCTGTCCCATCGATGTTTCCGTTTTGGAATTTCCGTTGGTATGGTATGACTATTATAGTTCTTATAGCCTACCAGTTGACATAAGGTCTAATATCCATCAGCCTGGTTTGCTTTGGCACCCCTTGGCTGGCCACAAGAAGGAATGGGAAATCGTCGTCCCAAACTAATTAGTTGATTTCAGAACGATCCACCGATTGCAGCTGC